ATAGCTTAACCGTTGCTGAAAGTGGCGAATAAAAGATATAAATAACTATATGGCAGGATTACTTACAGGCGATAAAAGCATATCAGGTAACTTAGAACAAGCACGTATTGTTTCTAAAAAGAAGCCTTGGCGCGATTTAGATCTTTCTTTAAAGATTCATCCTATAAGAAAGGATATCATACCTTTAAAGGATGATGCAGCAATAAAAAATGCTGTAAAGAATTTATTAGTTAGTAACTTTTTTGAACGACCTTTCCAGCCAACATTAGGTGCTAATTTAAGAGGTTTATTGTTTGAACCTGCAGATGCAATTACTAAATTAGATCTTAAACAAGGAATTCGTAGAGTATTAGATACTCATGAACCAAGAATTAAAGTTTTAAATATTAAAGTTCTTGACGAATCAGACAATAATTCATATAGAATTGCAGTAAATTTTTTAATCAAAGAATACGATACAGCAGAGAGTGTTGAAATTGTATTAAGAAGGCTCAGATAATATGGCAACAAATTTAAATGTAACGGAATTAGATTTTGCAGACATTAAGCAAAATTTAAAAAACTTTTTAAAACAACAAACAGAGTTTAATGATTATGACTTTGATGGTAGTGGATTAAATGTTTTATTAGATGTGTTAGCATATAACACTCACTATAATGCATTGAATGCTCACTATTCATTAAATGAATCATTCCTTGATTCTGCTCAAATTCGTGGTAATGTTGTCACAAGAGCAAAACTTTTAGGTTATACTCCTCGTTCAGTTTTATCACCAAGAGGTAAAGTTGATATTGTTGTTACAAAACCGAATACTGGAACGATACCAACCGTATTAGAATTAACAAGAGGTACTAAATTAAATACCGTTGTTGGTGGAGAAGAGTTTCAATATGTAGTATTAGAAACTCAACAAGCAACATTAAATGCTGTGACAGTTAATACATGGACTTTTAGTGATGTAGTAATTGCAGAAGGATCAGTAAGAGAATTAAAATATAGAGTTGATAATGATATAGAGAATCAGAAATTTCAACTTACAGACTATGATGCAGATACAAGCACGTTACGTGTACGCGTACAGCAAAATGAAGAATCAAGTTCCTTTGATATTTACACTCAATTTGAAACACTTAAAAATATTGATTCCACATCAAAGGTTTATTATTTACAGGAAAATCCAAGTGGATACTATGAAGTATTTTTTGGAGATGGTATCACAGGATTTAAACCATCAAATAACAATATTGTAACAATTGATTATATAATAACAAAAGGTAAGGAATCAAATGGTGCAAATAGCTTTTCAATGGTAGATAATATTGGTGGATTTTCTGATATTGCTGTATCATTAGATACTGCATCATCTGGTGGTGCAGACCAAGAAACAACTGAATCAATACGATTCAACGCACCACTCACATTTACAACTCAAAACAGAGCTGTCACATCAGAAGATTATGCAGCAATTATTAAAAAGGAATTTAGTAATATTGATTCAATATCAACATGGGGTGGAGAAGATAATGATCCACCTGACTATGGTAGAGTGTACATTTGTATCAAACCTTTATTGGCTGATCAATTAACAACTGCAGAAAAAACAGATATTAAAGGTGTGATATTAAAAGGAAAGAATGTTGTTTCAATTACACCAGAAATTGTAGATACTAATTTTACTTATTTAGAAATTGATTGTAGCTTTAAATATAATCCAAACTTAACAGATAGAAGTTCTGTTGAATTACAATCAGTTGTAAGAGATACAATTACAGATTATAATTTTAATAATTTAAATAAATTTGATGGTGTGTTTAGGCATTCACAATTAACAAGAGCAATCGATAATTCTGATCCATCAATACTTAATACAATTGTACGACCAAGAATGTTTCAAAATATTACTCCAAGTAATGTTGCAACGTTACCAAATGATTTTAAATTAAGTTTTACTTCTCCTTTTTATCAGAGTGGAAATTCAACAGCATTTATTCTTACATCAACATCTTTCTTAATTAATAATGTTGAACACTTCTTTGGTGATATACCAATTTCAGGATCAACAAACCGACAAGTTATTGTATATAAAGTAGTAAATAGCTCAAATGTAACTGTGATTAATAATGCTGGTTTGATTAATGTTGAAAAGGGTACGATTGAATTAAATAATTTTTTACCTGATACAACAGCAGCAATTAAAATAACTGTATTACCTAATTCATTAGATTTAGCTCCAAAACGAGATCAATTAATTTCAATAGATAATAATAGTGTTGTGATAACACCAGAGATTGATACAATTGCAGTTGCTGGTTCAGCTGGAAGTATCACATATAATACAACATCAAGATTTAAATAATAATGGCTCATAAATCTACATTAACTCCAGGTGCGATTGAAGTCGAACACGGGAGTTTAGTCGAAACAAAAGAAAATATTCGTATTGATCAGTTAATACCTTCTGAAATATTAGAAGATAAAGCTCAACTTACAAAATTCTTAGAAGCTTATTATACGTTCATGAATATGGACGAATTTATTTATCAAGAGACAGAAACTTTTGATGAGGTTGTATTAAATAACCAAGCGCAATTTAGAATACCAGATCCAAATAACGATAATAATAGATTTTTTACAGATGAAACTGGAGCCGATTCTACTCTTGTTTTAACAGCTCCAAATGGTACAACAACCACAATTGCTTTAACAGATATTAATGTAGCAATTACAAATGGTAATGAATTGCCTGGTTCACTTGCTACATCAACTTCAGAAATAGGTAAAACATTTACAGTTAATGGATTGGATTCGTATAATAATTATACCGCAAAATTAACTACAATTGTTAAATACTGGGTTGGTCCAGGACCTTCTTATGTAATGAATACCATTGAAGAAGCAATGGATATTGATCGAAACGATACAAATTATTTGGAACTTATGCAGAAAGAAATTGCTGCTACGATTCCAAGAGGCGTGACCGTTGATAAAAGAAATTTATATAAACAAATTATAGATTTTTATAAGTTACGTGGTTCAGCAGATTCAATTGAAATCTTTTTTAGAATACTCTTTAATGACAATGTTGAAGTTGAGTTTCCATATGATAAAGTACTTATACCATCATCTGGTAACTGGGAAGCAAATCCAGCTCTTTCAAAGGGTGGAATATATTTAGATAATAAAGGATTTTTATCAGATAATATTGTTTTATTAGATAGTTTAAGATATCAAAAGTTTTCTTATTTAATTAAGACTGGTAAAAACTTAAGTGATTGGGAACTTTCATATGATAGATTAGTTCATCCATCAGGGTTTGTTTATTTCGCTGAAATATTAATATTCATACAATTAACTGGAGCAGCATTAACTGATGCTTTAACATTAAGTCGTATGCCAGGTACGCAGCCTGGTATTATAGGACCTGAAGATATTCCAGTTCTTGTTGAAATGTTCGTATCTACATACTTACCAACAACAACGGCTAAAATACATCGATCAGGTACACTATCTCTTGACCTTAAAAATGGAGTCATTAATAGTACAACAATAACATCAGGAGGGAGTGGTTATCTCATCGAACCATTCACCTTTGATGGAAGTGATGATGAAGTCGCTGGTACTGGTATTGTTAATATTGCAAATAATACAATAAAATTAACATCAGAACAACAAGCTGCTTTACCGGTAAATACAAGAGTAACATATAATTCAGGTGGAGGAACATCAATTGGTGGATTAGTAAGTGGTACTCAATATTTTATAAAAACATCAACAGGAGGTAAAGTATCTCTTTCAGCTACAAATGGTGGCGATGTAATAGACATTACTAGTGTTGGTAGTGGAACCACGCATTCATTGATTGAAGAAATAATTACTTCAGTTGACAGTGGAACTCCTAGCGGGTATACAACTGCAACATTAAGTAATTCATTTACTAATGGCTCATTATCAGGTATTACTATAGTTGATGGTGGAAAAGACTATAATGTACCAACACTTACCATTGCTGCTCCTTCAGCAATTACCTTTGATGGAAGTGATGATGAAGTATTAGGAACAGGTATTGTTAATATAGTTAATAATACAATTAAACTTACCACTGCACAACAAGAAGCTTTACCTGTAGGATCTGCAGTTACATATGATTCAGGTGGAGGAACATCAATTGGTGGATTAGTGAGTGGTACTCAATATTTTATTAAAACATCTACTGGAGATAAAGTTTCTCTTTCAGCTACAAATGGTGGAGCAGAAATTGATATTACAGGTGTAGGATCTGGAACAAGTCATTCATTGACTGGTGAAACTGCAACAGCAACAGCAACAAAATTAGACGGAGCATTAGAAGCAGTAAGTATTGCAGAGCCTGGATTTGGATATGCTTCAGCTCCAGCAGTATCATTTAGTGGTATTGATGTAAGTGGCCAAACAGGAGTTGCTCCAGTAGTTACCATTGGAATTGATTCAAAAGGCAGATTAGATG